ATGGTGGCGCAATTTTCAACTGGAATATTGGCGCACTTTTCAATTAGTATCTACACATTAATGTGTTATTATGGTTATTTTTGTATCAGGATTTCAGACTGTTTCAGGGTAATCACAAATCAGTTTTTAAGGGTATGAAGAAATATCATCGTTCCATTGTCGGGCGTAGTTATGCACACCGGGTGAAGGAAATTCTCCGCATCTACGACGAACACAGCCGTAGCGGGCTCAGCAACCGTGAAATTCTTCGCCGGTATATCTGGCCCGTTTATCCTATCTGCGAAAAGACTTTCTACAACATCATTAACGCTAGTGCCGATCCACGCATCATCCGGCAGCAGAATGATTTGCAGCGTCAGCTGTCGTTGTTCTGAACATCTTCCATTACAACTGTACTATATTGGTGTTCGTACACCTTGATGCCACCGGGTAGTGAGAACTGCCGGCTGAAGGTGCGTTCCATAACCCGGGCACATCCCTCGAACCGCCAACCGTGCAGATAGCTGTTCAGTTGCCTTGCACGGCTCAGGCGTTCAGCGGCTTTTTGCTCCTGGCTGCTGCCGTAATGAGTGTCATCGTAGCAGTCAAAAGCCATGCGGACGGTCAGGATGAGTTTCCCTTGCTGCGTGGCTGCGTTCAAAGTTTCCCACTTTGTTTCCGGCACGCCGATGAGGATGCAGGGAAAGGTTACGGGGTACTGGTCTTCACCGTTTGCAAGGGCTTCCAGTTGCCCGCAGTCTTCATCGATAAGGGAGACGAAAGCCCCCATCTTGTCGGCAATCTGCCTTTGAAGGTCATTGAATAGTTGTTCCATAATATATAATATGCTAATGTGAATAATGCGCTAATGTGCTAATTTCTTTTACTGATATATTATCTTTCTGATTTCCTGCTCCAGTTTATTATCTATCTTCTTCGCCAGTTCCGGTCCCGGCTCTTTGCTGATGAACTGTCGTTGGGGGATGCGGACGGTGAGCTTGGTCTTCTTGGTAAGCGCCAGGCGCTTCCAGAAGGTATCTTTCTTCTTGTCGTCTCCAGCTTCCTTGTAATGCTGCGCCCAGGCAAACTTCCGCATTTGGGGAGTGACGGTGGGTTGCAGGATGCCGCCCCAGTTGTGCACACCCGCGTATGGGGCGCGGGTGAAGACAGTCACTACGCCGTCTCCCGGCGTGTATTCAATGCTGCCTGCCAGGAGGTTTCTGCCGGAAAGCAGAGGCCCGTACCGGGAACCGGCATCGGCACCTCCGCTTTTCTGCCGTTTCGTCTCCTGCCATTTACGGAAACCGTTGTAGGTGAATCCGCCTTTGCTGAAGTCCTCTTCGATGTGGCGCTTGGCAATGTTTCCGGCCAGAACGGGCATCTTGCGTCGGCAGAATTCCTCTATCTGTTTTCGATTTTGGGAGATTTTACGGTTAAATTCCTGTATATCCATTGTTTATTAAATAAATAGATGTATTTTTGTGCCATAGGAAAGGAGTTAAAATATTCCAGTGTCGGGTTGTAGTCCCGACGAGGTTTGTTTTAGCTCCTTTCTTTTTTCAGGTGTTGCAATATCTTGTCCGAGTCGGTGATGCTGTGTAGCCTGTAACTTCCGTCCTCATATTCACGAACGATTATCCAACTTTTATCACCCAGTATTTTGATTTCAAACAAGTGGGACTGCACCAATTTAGGAATATCCTTGTATCTGGAGACAGCACCTATATACTTCGCTTTTCTGAAAACCTCGTCAATCATGAGAATCATTTCATTCTTGTGGGCGTAGTGCTCATGAGGCTGGTTCAACCATTCCTTCACGTTCTTCTGTCCTATCTGAATCTTATGGCGGAACTCCCTGTTGACAAGTTCCATGCCTTTGACGGACCGTGCCGCCTCCTGTTTCAGTTCTTTGGTACGCTCCGAGTACTTCCTGTCCTGGTCGTGGCGCGGCTCTACTTTGACCCTGGCATAGTCCGGAAACTTCTCTTTCAGAAACGCTTTCACCGCTTCCTTTGCCCCCTCGTACCCATTGGCTATGTAGGGGTGCGAGTCCCCAAACAGCTTCCCGTCTATGCCGGGGTTGTTATCCAGTCCCGGTGCGGGTTGATTCCCGGGCGCATTGCTTTCACGAGGCGCACCGGTGGGCGTCGCATCAGTGGCGGAGAGCGAACATTTGCAGTTCCACCGGTCACCAGGGCGGTGAGCTTTCCAGAACGGATGATGTATTGGCAAGATGGTTCCCCAGAATACTTTGTGGTCGGCTCCGGGATGGGCACTGGTACTGGGCATCCATTCTAAGTTTGGCAGGATGTCGGCATATTGCTCGAAGCGTTGCCAGTCCGCAGCCTGGCGGGCACGAATGACGGCGGTGTTATACTCCGTCCGAAGCCAGTGGCGCACATGATGGTCGAGCATGGGATGAACATCCTTTTTCCACTGTTCAAACGGTTTTAAAACACCGTTCGAGTCGTAGAGTTGCGTGGCGATGTCGTTCTGCATGCGGTGTACCTTGAAGGCGGAGAAGACGGCGTTGCCCGTTTCCATCTTGGTGCGGAAGTCCGGAGTGAGTTCCCTGCTGCCGATACCTTTGTCGGACGCCTCTGTAAAAGCTCGGAAGGTTTCATTGAATAGATTTTCCTCTATCTCCGTCATAGGGTGGAAATCCTGTTCGTAGATACGCTTCAGGGCACGCTGCAGGGCTTTGTCGTCGAAGACGAAGGCGGTACTTACGTCATCATCAGTTTTGCATTGCAAGGGTGTAGCTGCCCCGGACATATAGTCTACTTCATCCTGAGCAGGTAGTCGTTGATCCTTATAGTAGAGGCCGTTCATTACCAGTCTAAAGCCCCGTCTGTCTGCGGGGCGTGCCCGAAAAAAGAGCGGGCACGGTTTTTAGGGCATTTCCCTGCCACTTCCTCCTGCGGGTAGTCGCCAACGGGTGGCGTGGCAAGTGGGGCGAACGGATTGGAATCCTTTTTCTTTTTCTCCATTTCAGCTTTCAGTTGCTCGTAGTTGTTGGGCTTTTCGATGTTCAGCTGCTCATACAGATAATCATCCGCCATTGGCAGGCCGAATACGTTGACGGCTTTTTCCAAGAGTTCTGCTTTCGTCTTTACTTGCCCAAGGTCTGCTTCCTCCACATATACGAACTCTCCGCCCTGCGTGTTGATACCCAGGGCGGCAAACTGTTCGGTCATGTCGTAATTCAACAGGTTCAGAATGGAGAGTGCATCCTGCTCTATCAATTCCTGCTCTACTTTGTTATGTACGGTTCCCAATGCCTGTGTGCCCGTTTTACTGGCTTCGGTGGTAAGTGTGTTGCCCAGTACCGCCTTACTCATTTCAGCGTTGTATCGGTCGGTGAGAGCAGAATACATGTCACTGCTTCCTGAGAGGTTGCCGGGTTCTATAAATTCCAGTTTCGAGCCGTCCGGGCAGAGGAATACGGATGCTCCGCCCTGGCTTTCGGCTGCTTCGAGCGATGCCCTGCGGGCTTCGGGATCGGAGGCGTCGTAGGTGTATTTGCGGATGGGGCGTCCGAATATTTCGGCCAGTTGTGCCCAGTCGCCGATGGTACCCCGCTTGTAGATGACGTAAGGTGCGGTACGTGCCAGGATTCCCAACGGTTCTTTTCCCCGTATCATCAACAGGTCGGCATAGTTATCGAACGGTTCGCCCATGAGGTCATCCTGCCGTGTCTTGATAACCCGCAATACCGGGTCTACATGTTTGCGGGGTACCAGGTAATAATCTATCCACCCTTTCTCATTGATATAGAATTGCACCAGCGTAAATCCCCAGTATTCGGCATCGAGCGCATCACCCAGAAAACGCAGGAACCAGGGCGAAGCAATCTGTCGGTTTACCTTATCGTCAGCAACACCATTACGACGGAACTCTATTTTTCGTCCCAGTACACCGCTCTTCCGCTTCTGTACAACGGAAAACAGGTGCGGGTCCATCAGACTCTCACTGTAAATGTCGTATAACCGGACGCGACGGGTAAAGTCCACATTCTCCGCTCCCCGGATGGACTGCATATAGTCGTCCAGCCCGATGCCGAAACGTTGGGGCTGCGTCAATATAATGGTTGCTCCCGGACGGGTGACGTTGCTGCCTTCGGTAATGCGCTGCTTCTCTTTGGCAGTTTTATTCACCATGTAAAAAACGGAACTCCACAGCTTTTTGATTCTTGTGCTCATACAGTTTTCATTTTTAATTCTTTCATTTTTAATTCATCAAAGATGATTGGTGCGTTTTGGGTTGCTTGCCATCAGCCAGGGCGCATTCTGTTTCTGCTCTTCTTCCGGCAGCCTGGGTGCCCCGTCGATAGTGATTTTAAATGCCGCTACCTGTTTCAGCCATTCCACGGCACGCTCATAGCGGTCTTTACGCATCTGTGACAACTTCTGCGGGTTGTGTATGCAGAAGAGGTGATATACGGTGATGTCTATCGCCATCATCAGCACCAGCTGGTTGCGGCTTTTGCCTTCGGCGGAGAAGATGGCATCCACGTCATAACGTGCACTGAGGTAACCGCGCATTTCGGCAATGGCACGGTCTTCGCATATCTCGACGATGCTTTCGTCATCGCGTGTCAGCCTGGCCAGTATTTCGGAGTGGATGCTGGCGTCGTAATCTTCGGGGTGAATAAACTGGCTCATTTTAATTCTTTCATTATTAATTATTAATTAGCTTGTCACAGTCGTTTTGGCTTCCGGCGTGCATTATGATGAATCACTGTCACCGGTTCCAGTTGTTGTACTTTCTTTTTGAGGATACGCAGACCGCCCTCCGCGCAGTCGGGGCCGTCGGCAGGAAATTTTAGGCGCAGGGTAAAGAGCCGGAATTGGTCATCCAGGCGTTTCATGTGGGGACTGTTTTTCTCGGCCTCGTTGAAGATGAGGTTTCCTTCGCGATTCAGCGGTTCCAGGTTGGCCTCGATGCGGGTGGCCTTGTCAGTCTTCCGGTCTTCATCGGGATGGATGTAGAGTTGCACGTTCCGCTCGCGTCGCACCTTGCCTATCAGCGGTTTGAATACTTGTTGGAAGAAAGGGTCTTGCAGCTTGTTATTCTCCATGTAGCAGTATACGGGTACCTTGGCTTCCACGTATTCCAGCAACTGGACGTACCAGTCGATGAACTCGGAGTTCAGTCCGCGGTCCAGCCGGGCATTGATGATATAAACCTTGTCCTTCAGCTGCCCCATGAGGACGCAGCTTTTGGTGCTGCTGTTCTTGCTTTTGTTTTCTCCCGGAGCGGGGTCGCCGTAGATGACGAGGAAAGGAAACTTTTTCAGATCCGGAACTTTGCTATATACCAGTTCCTTGAACACTTCACCCTCCGTTACCGGATTGTTGAAGTACTCCGTCTGCTGGGCGGCGGTACTGATTTTGGAGAGTGCAGTGTCTATTTGTTCCTCCGTATTCTTGGCAGGCCATGTGCTACGTCCCTCCTTATCGCGTATGTTCACTATATCCCAATGGTTGGCAGCTTCTCCGGCACGCACTACGCAACAGTCACGGGCGATGATATTGCCGCAGAAGATGATCAGTGTCTTTATGGCAGTATCGCGCGTGCCGTATAATGCCTTTTCCCACCAGTCCCAGTTCTTTTGTACCGTGTCCGGATTGCGCACGGCTTCATCCGTATCAAAGTCATCCACCAACAGCACATCCGGTCGGATGGCACCGTTCCTGCTGCCGCGCGGCGCATTGCCCGCACCTACCGCACGGAACGAGCATCCGCATTTGGCGACGAACTCCTCGGCACACCAGTTCCCGGGATTCACCTGCACGCCATAGTAGGCACGTATCAGTGCATTCTCCTCGAATTGCTTCTTATAAGGATCGAGCAGGCGTGTGGCGCTGTCCTGCGTGGCGCTCGCCATCATCACATTGCACTTTCTTCCGGTAAGTGTCAGGTACATCACGATGAACATCACCGTTGTACTCTTGGCCAAGCCACGTGCCCAGGAGAGTACTTCAAACCATTCTTCATTCTTGATGCAACGGCGTATGGCTTTCGTTTGGAAATCGGCAAACTCGAACTTGCAGTACTCCGGGAAGAAGAACTTTATCCATTCTACCGGGTCGGCCTCCAGCCGTGCCCGCTCCCTGGCTATCTGCGCCTGCGTCAGGTTCACGTCCGAATTCCGGCGGCGAAGCCCCGCCTCGTAGAACACCGCCCATTCCCGGAGCGCGTCACGGTCTTTCTGCGTCTGTGTCATAGGCTGTCTTTTATAAAAGCGTCCCACAAACGAAGAAACTCCTTGCTTTTGTCCAGGTCGAACGGACGCAGCCAGTTGATGAACTTCATACCTGCACTGATGATATCTGAAATTCCCACGTCCGTTTCCATCTTTTTGATGGCCGTTGCCAGTTTGTTCAAGGTATCCGCTTCTGCGGCTGTGGCAAAACGTTTTCCTTCCTCTCGTCCGCTGATAACGCGGTTTATCTCCGATACCTGGCGATGCAGGGACGCCACCTGCTGTTCCCGGGTGAGCGTCATGCCTGCCTTCAGCTCTTCCCATTTCTCTGCCGACACCCACCGGATGATGGTCTGCCGGGACACCCCCACTTTGTCTGCAATTTCCTGCTGCGTGAGGTTGTCCTTCAGGTAGAGGGTGCGGGCATAGTCTTTCTTCTGTTGCGTAGTCAAATCTGCCATTTTTATAGGATTAAGTTTACGCAAAGTTCATCATCCCGCATGTGAACCTGAAAAAAGCGCGGAGCAGTTACAAGCTATGCCGCACGAACTACCTACTTGCTCGCAAGCGTTACACACTTTTTTGTGCGGTTACCCTTACCACCGTAAGTTTGCAGCAAATAAATCGACAACGCATGACTGCATTCAAAAATATACTTAACGAAAAGACCGCCTGCCTGCTGCTCTACGGAGAAATCAGCGATGAGGGCGGCGAAGGCAGGATAGCCAGCCGGGACATCGTGAACGAGCTGATGTACCTGGACGGAAGCTATGAGAATCTGAACATCCGTATCAATTCCATCGGCGGCGACGTTTACCCCGGCATTGCCATTTTCAACGCCATACGCCAGTGCAAGAGCAACATCACCATTTACATTGATGGCATTGCCGCCAGCATAGCCGGTGTGATAGCCTTGTGTGGAAAGCGCGTAGAGATGAGCCGCTATGCCCGTATGATGCTGCACAACGTTTCCGGTGGTTGTTACGGCAACAAGCAGGACTTGCGGGATATGATAGCTACCATTGAGAGCCTGGAGGATACCATTGCCGAAATCATCGGCGGACGCTGCAGCATGGACAAGGAAGAGGTGAAGGGCACATACTTCGACGGAACTGACCATTGGCTGAAAGCGGACGAAGCTCTGTCACTGGGATTGATTGACGCCATCTACGATGTAGAGTCCGTACCTGCCGAGAGCACTACGGATGATATATACCGCATATTTACTAACCGGCTGGAGCTGGAGCAGCGACAGCCACAAAACCCCGATAAAATGAAATTGGATGATTTCAAGAAGATTCCCCGATTTGCCAACTGTGCGGACGAAACGGCAGTAATGGCCATGCTGGGTGAAACAGCCAAGAGGGCAGATGAGGCCGACGACCTGGAACAGGAGAACGGCAAGTTGAAAGAACAACTGCAACAGCAGGAAGAAGAGCGTATTGATTCTGCCGTGACCGATGCCGTGACAGACGGCCGTATCGGTGCCGATCAAAAGGACACCTACAAGAACATTCTGAAAGCAAACTTCAAAGACGGCATGAGTGCCTTGAAGGCATTGAAACCCAAAAAGCTGCTGAAAGACAAACTGGAGGCCCCCGGTGCGGGTGGAAACGAAAGCGCCTGGGACAAGCGTATGAAAGAAATTCGTGACAACCGTAAAAAATGACGCGCTATGGTACCGGTCAAGAACCCCAAGAATGCCAAACTGGGCGGCTCCACTTACTTTGGAAAAAAGGTGGGAAGCAGTGTTCGCAGTGCAGGCAGCGCGCCGCAGATACGCGGACGGCAGAAGATTAAAATGTGATGCGCAAAGCGCAAATTAATAATTAACAATTAAAGAATTAAAAGACAATGCCAATTCAAGGATTGAATACCACCAACTATGGTGGAGAAGTATTGGAACATGTGCTGACCCTCGCCACTACCGGCAACGAGCTGGTGAGCAAAGGGCTTATCATGGTGATTCCCGGAGTGAACAGCTCAATCAGTATTCCGCGTGTAAAGACGGGAAAGATGCTGCAAAAGCGTAAGGAAGACCCTGCAAAATCAGACAGCAAGGGTGACTTCACCTATAGTGAAAAGAAACTGACGCCGAAAGACATGATGGCGTTTACGCTCTTTAATCCCCGTGCTTTCGAGCACATCTGGCGTCCTTTCCAACCGACGGGCGATCTCGTATTCCGTCAGTTGCCCCCCAATATCCAGAGCCTGCTGCTGAGTGAACTTCTGAAACAGGTCGGGCATGAGCTGGGCTACCAGTATATCAACGGCAAGTACGAAGACGGTTCGGACGATATGCTGCTGATGGACGGCATCCTGGTACAAGCCGCCAAAGATGCGGATGTGGTGAAAGTGAAAACAGTGGGTACTACCATGCTGCAACGTCTTAAGGAATTGCGTATGGTGATTCCGGTAACCATGCGCAACAATCCTAACCTGCGCATCCTGATGAGCGTGGCGGACTTCGATACGTACGATGACGAACTGACGCAACTCGCCAACAAGGGCACGGCTCCTACGGATATCAACCTGGAACGTTATAAAGGCATCCCGTTTGAAGTATTGACCCAATGGCCGGAAGGGCTGATTGTTGCTACCATCTGCGACAGCGGCATGAACGGCAACCTTTTCGCCGCCGTAAACTTGCAGGACGACGAAAACGTCATCCTGATTGACAAGTGGGCCAATGCCAGTGAACTCTATTTCTTCAAGATGCTGATGAAGGCGGACACGCAGATTGGCTTCGGCGAGGAATTCATCGCCCTGGACTGGCGTGCCGACGGCGCTTTCAAACCTGTAATAGAAGGATAAGGAGGTAGAAGCTATGGCAAAGAAACTATTGATAACCGTGATTGTCCTGGAAGCCTTCCAGGACAAGTTCGACCATAAGACGCAATATCCCGTAGGTGCGGAATTGCAGGTAGAGAAAGAGCGTGCGGAAGATTTGGTGAGCCGTGGGCTTGCCAAAATCAAGGAGATGCCTAAAGATGCCAAATCTGCCGGGAATGCCGCACCATCCACCGGTGATAACCCGGAAACGAAACCGCAGGATGAGTAGCAGAGGACTGAGGAATAACAACCCGGGGAACATTCGCCTGTCACGCACCCTGTGGCAGGGCGAAGTCCACCCTTCGCAGGACCGCTCGTTCTGCCAGTTCAAATCAATGGCATACGGGTACCGGGCACTCATCAAGTTGTTACAGAATTACCGGAGGTTGAACGGTTGCCGTACGGTTGCGGACTTCATCAATCGTTGGGCACCACCGGTGGAGAACAATACTTCGGGATATATCAGCCGTGTATGCCGGGAGATGCATGTACCTTCAAGTTATGTTCCTGATGTGAATGACCGGAACACGATGTGCGCTTTTGCCGCTGCCATATCGCAAGTTGAGAATGGGGTCCCTGCTGTGATGGCGGACATACAGGCGGGTTGGGATTTACTCTAATGATGTATAACAATGGATGTACTTTGGAATATCATAATGTATGCGTTGCCCGGTGGATTTCTGGTTCAGGCAATCAACTGGTATCGTAACCGGAAGTTATCCAAGGCACGTCAAGGAACCGATATTGATGCCGCCTATCTGGACAACATCAATATGTTCCGTGAAGAATTAATCAAGATTCAGAATGAAAACAGAAAACTCTACAGGGCCATTGCCCGGCTTGACCGCACAGTGGCGAAAGCTACTTCTTGCCGTCATTGGGATGATTGCCCTATCCGTAATGAGTTGCAGAAGTCCGGGCCGGATGACAGCATCCAGCCGGCTAAGCGACAGCCTGCAAAGCGTAAGACAATCCGTGCTGACCCTTCTGCCGGTTCCGGCAAGCGTAGCGCAGACAAAATTGTCGATGAGCCAACTGGCTGCATTGCCCGAGGGGGCGGGATATAGTGCCCGGAGCGGACAGGCAACGGCAACCGTGCTGCGTGGGCAGGGTGATACACTGATAATAACCTCTACTTGCGACAGTCTGGCGCGTGAAGTGATTGCACTTCGTGAAGAACTGATACGCATTCGCAACGAAACCGGTGAAACGGTTGAAGAACCACCTCCGCAGGTGGTGCAGGAGCCAACCGGTTTCCAATGGTTTCAAATATGGATAGGACGGATAGCCGTAGCCGTACTTCTCTTAATACTGATAAAACGGCGATTGAAACGTAATTAAATAGCATATAGATTATGGCTGTAAAAGATAACAACGGACTCATTTACGGGATAGGTACATTGAAGTTCAATAGTGAAGAAATCGGATGGATTAGCCAGGACGGTCTGTCACCCAAAGGTGAAGCCAAGCAGACTACTCCCATCTATGCCGCACAGGTGCATGACGGCCCGGTGGATGAGCTTACCAGCAATCCCGGCAGCACGGCTTTCGGCTTCAAGCTTATCCAGTTGACACCGGAAATGTGCAAGAAGCTTTTCGGAGGTACGGTGGCCGCAGCGGACGGCGCTTATGAACCGCCCACAGACTTCAAGGACTTGGAGGGCCCGTTCGAGGTGGAATGCGTCAGTGGCTACAAGATTGAAATTCCCCGTGCCAAGATGAGTGGAGAACTGGCCGATTCTATCAATATGAGCGGCGTGTTGAGCTATGACTGTACCGTGAAATGTCTGAAACCTTTGGAAAAGGACAAGGCACGCTACCGCATCATTCCTCCGCAAACGGCCGCTGTCCAGGAGGGATAGCGTATGGAACAGACGGAACAGTTGAAGGCTTCCGCACTGATGCTTGATATGGGTGTGGCGGTTCCCGTCCGCCCTTTCAAGTTCTTATATAGCAAGCGGAAACCACGCAGGGTAATCATGCGGACGTCGGGGCTTGCCAACCTGATGCGTATCGCTAACCTGTATCTGCGGATGGGGGTTACTTACAACGAAATGAAGGAGTACACTTTCGAGCAGAATATGCAGTTCATTGCCGAACACGGAGTTACGATAAGCCGTATTGTTGCTTATACCTTGGTTCGAAGTAAATTCCTGGGGAGGTTACTGAACCGCCCCGTTGCCTGGTGGCTTCGTTGGCGCGTCCACCCCATGTTCCTGCAAGAAGCCATGTTTCAGTTGCTTACCATGCTCGACCCGAAGTCTTTTCAGACTATTATCAGCTCGGTGGAAATGGTGAATCCGATGAAGCCGAATCTGAGCCGTTCATGCAACGGGAGTTAAAGGGATATACGGAAGGCCCTCATAGCCCGTTCGGTTTAGTATGGCAGGTGGCTACGGCAACCGGCTGGAGCATTGACTACATTCTGTGGAAAGTGCCTTATCCCATGTTGCTGCTTATGGCTAAGGATGCTTCCCGCTACGTTTCGGCGGAGGAACAGAAGAAACGGCAGTATAAAGAGATGATGAAGAAAATGCAAAAAGAGTGCGCCACGGCTAAAGACCCGGTCGCCTTCTTCCAAACTCATATATCAGCAGACTGATGGAACCCGTAGAACTTACCGTAATTACCAGGAACAAAACCAAAGAGGGACTGGATGAAATCATCCGGGACACCTCAAAGGTAGGCCGGACCGTAGAACAAGTTACGGCTGACTTCAAGGCTCGTATGCAGGAACAGAGCGATGTGGTGAAACAGGTAGAGGCGGACATCAAGTCGCTGGAAAAGCAGTTGTCCAAGGCATCCCCCGGCAAGGCGAAGATGGAACTGGCTGCCGACCTGGAAGTTGCCAAGAAGGTATTGGCAGAAGAGAAGGGGGAGCTTGCCTTGTTGGAGAAGCAGGTGGAGCAGTCCGCCCAGAAACACATTGCGCTTCGTACGGAAATCCGCAACCTGAAAGAACAAATGGCGGGGATGAAGGAGGGAACGGAGGAATATGCCGCCGCAATGAAAAAACTGGGTGATATGCAAGACCGTATGGGCGATATAAATACCCAGGGACGTATTTTCTCTGACGACAACAAGAAGATAAAAGCAACGATGGACGCTGTGTCCGGGCTGGCGGGTGCCATGACGACAGGCGTGGGAGTAGCTTCCCTCTTCGGTGTGGAGCAGGAGAAACTGGCGCAGATACAGACGAGATTGCAGGCGGTAATGGCGATTACCATGGGTGTGCAGCAGGTGGCCAATACGCTCAATAAAGACAGTTATTTTACGCATGTGCTGCTGGCAGGTGCAAAAAACATGCTGACGGCAGCCACCACGAGACTGGCGGTATCATTGGGTATCTCCAATGTTGCGGCCCAGGCGCTGATGGCGACGCTGACACTGGGGCTGTCGGCAGTGATAACGGGGCTTATTGTGCTGTGGAATAATTACAGTGACCGCACGAAAAACGCGCAGAAAGCGGTGAATGATGAAATAGCAAAGACCAATCGGGCTTTGCAGCAAATCTCGGCTGATGTGGACTTTGACACCCGTATTGCGGAAGCGGCGGGAAAATCCAAAAAGGAGTTGATAGAACTTCGCAAGGAAGCAGCCAAAACTGCTTTGGCCCTGGCTGATGCCTCTTTTGACGAGGTGAATATGAAATTCATAAAAGGTGATGCGACCAAGGAACAATTGGATGCTGCCCGTGAAAACTCTCAAAAAGCCTGGGATAATTATAATAAAACCATGCAGGATGCAGTGGTATACGATTACGAAGAACGCACCACAAAAAAGAAGAAAGGCGGTTCTAATGGCAACCGTACCGAACTGGATGAAATTGCCGACGCCGAACTCAAGGCCCGGCAGAAAATAAACGACATGACCATTGCCCTGATGAAAGAGGGTGAGAAAAAGAAGAAGGAACTGGCGCTAAAGCAGTTTGATGACGAATTGGCCCGCATAGACAGGGAAGAACGCGACCGTCTGAAAGCCTTGCAGAATGCACAGAAGAACGGCATGGCGGTGACACCGGAACAGGTAGCTACCGTGAAAGACCAGGCAGCCCGGCAACGGAATCTGGCAGGCGAACAATACATGGAAGATTATTATGCCATCTCGAAAGAATATGCCGATAAGGACAAGAAGCTAAAGGAAGAGGAAGAACAGTCATGGATTGACTATAACAAAGAATACGGTACTTACCAGGAGAAGCGCGCCGCCATTGCCAAAGACTACGGGAACAAGATAGCCAAGGCGAAACCCGGTGGTGAAAAGGCATCCTTGAAAAAGCAGATGGAAGATGAACTGAAGAACCTGGATTTTGATAATCTGAAAAAAGAAATCGACTGGACTTCCGTCTTCGGCAATTTGGATAAAGTGTCTACGGATGCACTTGGCAAACTGAAGAAGCAGCTGCAAAGTTTTATCAGTGAGCAAAAGAACCTGTCACCCGAAAACATTAAAGAAATCGTTCAAGCTATCAACAGCATAGAACAGGAGGAGAGGCAGCGTTCGCCCTTCCAGGCGATAAGTGACTCCTTCGCCTCTCTGACTTTAGCCAACAAGGACGCGACGGAAGCCCGCAAGGAATATAACAAGGTGCTGGCTGACGGTACGGAAAAGGAAAAGGCTGATGCGAAAGCTAAGCTGGACAGTGCCGAAGCGGCCAAGCGCAAAGCGCAGGCGGAAGCTACCGACTCCCTGCGTGCAGGTGTGGACAAGATGAAAGAGTATGCCCAGGTGGCGGACGGTGTGCTGGGCATCATGAACGAACTCGGTATCAAGACTCCGGAATGGCTATCCGGCACGATGACAGGCATGAATGAAATGCTGGAGGGTCTGTCACAGATAGATATAACTAAGCCGATGTCCATACTCACAGGTGGTTTGCAAACCATCAAAGGAGCTGTTAAATCCATCGTTTCTCTCGGTGGCACAATCAAGCTGTTTAATACCGCAGACTATTCGGGATATAACGAAATGGTGAAGAAGTATGAAGTCCTGATGGATGTTTGGGACCAACTTCTCAACAAGAAGAAAGCCTATATTAAAGAGTCCTACGGGGCTGAAGCAACTGCCGCCGGTACTGAAGCTCTGAGTCTTCTGAATACAGAGAAAGAGGTTACGAAGCGATTGGGTAACTCCCGGTTGTCAGCCGGTTCCTCAGCGGGCTCTCACTCCCTTGGTTACCGCATGTGGAAAGGTAGCGTCAAATATGAAGGCAAGAACTGGCAGAATGTCAATGGTGATGTGGTCAAGGGGCTGGAGGATGCCGGCCTTGGCAATGCGCAGTTCAATGGCATGAATGACATGCTGAACATGACCGGTAAGCAGTTGGAGTGGATTAAAACCAACTATACCGGACTGTGGTCGGTGATGGACGGTGACTTCCGTGGCTATCTGGATAAGATTATAGAATACGGTGAAGCGGAAATAGAGATAATGGAGTCCGTCAAGGAACGTCTGAACGGTATTTCTTTCGACAGTTTTAAGGATAGTTATCTCAGCCTGCTTTCTAATATAGATAGCAGCAATGCGGATTTCTCGGAGAACTTTGAAAAGCATCTGCGGAAGTCCATCCTGAACTCTCTGATGGAGAAAAACTATGCTTCCCGCATCAAGGCCCTCTATGATAGTTGGGCAAAAGCCGGTGAAGACGGTGTGTATACTGAACGTGAGGTAGCGTCTCTTCGCAATATGCAGCAATCATTATCTGATTCAATGCTGGAGGAACGCAATAAACTGGCGGAAGCTATGGGGTGGAGTTCCTACAGTAGCGGTTCTTCACAGTCCGGCCGTGCCGGCGCCGTTACCACGATAACCGAAGAGACCGCCGGAAAGATTGAAGGCATTGCCACCTCCCTGCAGATACACGTTATCAGCATGGATGATAAGATGACGGATATATCGCAGTATGCTTACGAAGCCATCGGCATCCTCAATACGATTGCCGAGAATACCGCTTTCTGCAAGTATCTGGAAGATATTGCCGAGGCTATAGAGAAAATGGAACGTGACGGAGTAAAAATGAAATGATATGAAGATACTGGAGGGACTGCTCACTATTAACGGTGTGGATATATACAAGGAATACAGCGCTTTCCTGGCAGAGGACAACGCAAGCAGTCATACCAACTACGACGCCTTGCTTGAAGACTCTGCCTTCAAACCTTATACCGCCGTCTCTTTTCAGGAGGAGAACGGCGAGCGATTGCCGGATGCTTTGCCGGTGTCGCATTATGAGGCCAGGGATGTAACATTGCAATTCGGCATTCTCACGGAGACGACGGATGAGTGGTATCGCAAGTATATCGCGTTTCGTGCTTTCTTGAAAAGCGGATGGCTGGTATTCTTCCTGCCGGAGCTTGGAACCACTTATAGGATGTACTATAAAGGAAAAGTGACTCCTAAGATGGTAACCCCTTTCAAAACCAATGGCGGAGTATTCGGTAAGCTGAAATTGAAGTTCAGAGAGCCTAATCCCTGCCAGGATATAGACCCTTTAAATAACGATTAAACGCTGTTTGAATGAAGTTGAAAATCTACAACCAATCCGGGAAGTTGAAACTGACTGTCAACACTTCTTCCTCATCCACTTGGAACGATGAATTGATGACGGAGAATGCTGTATCTGCATCTTTCACTCATCCTTTTTTTGTTCAGCTGGATGTGAACGACTATGTGATGTTGGAAGGCATCAAGTTTTCCGTCAAGAAGGAATACAAACCCAAGCAAAAGAACCGGCAGACGTATGACTATTCTGTGAAATTCTATGCCCCCGTGCACGATGCAGAGCAGGTAATGTATCTGAACTTGGCGGACGAGCAGTATGAACCGCAGTTCTCGCTGGACGGCAGTCCAAGGGAACATCTGCAAAAATGGGTGGAGAACATGAACCGCATCTACGGTGAGAACCGTTGGAGTATTGGTGATGTGATTGACGCTCCGAACGAGACCATCGAATATAGCAATACTTATTGTTGGGACGCTCTTTCAAAAATATCGGAAGCCTTCGGAACAGAATGGTGGGCGGATGGCTTTTACATGAACCTTTGCCGTTGTGAACGCGGTGAGCGTGTGAAACTGGGATATATGAAGGGGTTCACCTCATTGGTACAGTCGGAAAATAGTGGTGATGTGAAGTTCTTTACTCGGCTTATACCCTTGGGAAGTACCAAGAATATAGACCGCAGTAGATATGGTTTCTCCCGTCTTCAGCTTCCTGACCATGCCAAGTATGTAGACCGGAATACAAATTACGGTTTGTACGAACATGTGGAGTCTGAGGCGTTCGCGGAGATTTATCCGCACTATACGGGTACGGTTTCCATCGTGCGTACCGAAGAGAAGAAAGGGGATGACGGCAAGCCATTCACCATTTACTACTTCAAGGATAGTGGCATGCAGTTTGACCCTTGCAAAAATGAAATTGCCGGGCTGGTGAAACACGTCTCTTTCCAGACGGGCGACCTTGCCGGACGTGACTTCGAGGCTAACTATAACTCCGCAACGAAAGAGTGGGAAATCATCAATACCTATCCCGACGAAGACAGGCAGATACCGGGTGGTAACCTTATTCCCCGCGTTGGAAATAAGTATATCCCCTGGAACTTCCGCATGCCGGTGGAATATGAGGTACAGGCGGAGAAAGATTTCAAGGCCGCCGTGGATGATTTTCTTGCCAGGTATAGCGAGGATATCTCCAAGTATGGCGGTGATACGGACTATACCTATATAGACCGTAATGCGGTTCCCTTGATATTAGGCCAGTCCGTCCGTCTGCTGAGTGACGAATATTTTCCCGGTACCGGGTATCGGGACAGCCGTATGACGAAGGTGACACGTAAGTTGGACAACCTGAGTGTTGCCACGATAGAATGTACCAACCAGGTGGGTAAAGGCTGGAAGAAGAGCGTTGATGACGGATTGAGCAGTTTGCAATATGTGGTTGGAGAAACACTTAACCGTACGGTGGTTGATATTCTGAAGTCATGGGACGGACGGGAACCGAGCGAGTATAATGTGTTTTCCGCACTGCGATCGCGGGCGGAGCATTTGAGTAAGAAATATCCAGATGAGACAAAATATCTCATAAAGCTACTGGGCGGACTTGTCTCGGATGACATCCGTTCGCAAGACTTTACTTCCGGCGCGTTCGGCAGCGGTCACCTCATTAAGACAGACCCTGCTACCGGACGTTCATACCTTGAAGTGGACGAAGCTTATATTCGCCTTAAAGCGGTTTTTGACATACTTGAAATACACGACTTGTCCCATGTAGGCGGTCAGATAGTCCTGTCACCTGCAAGTATGGAGTGTATCAAGGTGGAAACTGCTTCTACGTATTACGAAGAATTGGTTGACTCAACCGGCGATGTACTGGTTGATTCGGAAGGGAATATTTTGCAGGTTCCCGTAATCTTAACCGTTCCGGCGGGTGTATACCGTTGCTATTTCAAGGCTACGGACGGTGAGAAAACCATAGCTAATAAATTCGCCGTTGATGATTTGGGGCAATGCCGTGAATTTAATATTGAGGAAGGTGTGCATGAGAACGTTGTTAATCAATTTTACTGGCGACGTGTAGTCGCTATTGGCGATGATTATATAGACCTTTCCATCGAAGACTGTGCCCCCGGAAGCATGACGCCCCAATCGGGGGATACCATTGTCACGGTAGGCAATAAAATGGATAAAGACCGGCAGCATGTCATTATACTATCCACGGTGGGTGACGATGCGCCCAGCATCAAACAATATGCTGGGATTGATGATTATTCTATGGCCGGTAAGGAAGTGACCGTGTTGTCACCGAAAGGAAATAAGATAACGGGACAGTTCATTGTAGAGGCAGGTTCTTCCGGAGGTGAGAATCTTGGGGGGATTGAGCTTCCCGATCTTGAAGAGATAAAGAGCGATATTCATACTGCAATTACAGATGCATCCGATGCACAAACAAAAGCAAATAAGGCTCAGGAATCCATAGATAGTTTACATGGCTATGTAGATGGTGCCTTTGCCGACGGCATCATCACCGAAGCCGAGGCAAAAGCCATTGAGAAGTACATTAATATGGTAAATAACACGAAGGCGGCGGTAGAGGCCACGTATAACAAATTATATATGAACATCTATCTTGGCGGTACAGCCAAAACCGGATTGCTCAATGCCAAAGTGTTGCTATTTGGCGCAATCAGTGACCTTATAGCCTCCATAAATGCCGCAATTTCCGACGGAGAAACCACAGTTTCCGAGAAAAAGGATGTCGATGCCAAGTATTCTGCATTCAACAATGCGTACGCAAGTTTCAGCACCGCCGTGGAAGTTGCCAATCAAGCCATTCAGGACAAACTGAAAGAATATTCGGATGAAGCGAAAAGTGTTGCCGAGGGTGCGGTTGCAAGTCTTAAGAATATATCGCAGGATACTAAGGATGCCGTTGCCCGGAATCTTGGCTATGAGGATTTTTCCACGCTTCAGGGAATGGCGGAAAAAGGGAAAACCATCATAAATGGTGGTTTTATAAACACAGCCTTGATTGAGGCTACAGCCATTGTTACGGCGCAACTCATAGCGGATGCCATACAAAGCAACTCTTTGAATATAAACAATAAGTTCATGATTGCCAAAGATGGCACATTCAAGGGGGTTGGAGGAGAATTAGTAAATATGCTTCTGACAGGGGCTTTTCGTTCACCATTCAAATCCGGCACATTCAGGTGGCAGAATATTCCAGTGGAAATGCCGGGAGTGCAAGATAATAATAATGTCGTTATCCCTGGTAATGACTTAAACGGTAATTCCTGTCAACTACCTTCCGGCATTGAGTATGATGGTTTTAGCGCTACTATACTCAATGAATACTTTGAAGGTGTAATGGCTGTTAATCCAATGTTCTGTTATTCCCTTGCTCCTATATATGAAAATGGGGAAAAAGTGGAACGTTTGTGGGTGGCGGCGCAGGAGGGAATAGATATCCAAGGGTTTAGTGACGGTACTGTGTTTCGCGGTTGGATTGTAAAGAACCGTTTTAAGACAGCCCCGGTTCCTGCCTCTTATGTTACAATTACGACTACAGTCTCGCCGGAAGGTGCCGGAGTTGTAAAGGGTGGTGGGACGAAACCCTTTATGACCGAGTCCATAATTACAGCAGAGCCAAATCCAGGTTACGTATTCAAACATTGGAACAGTGAGTCTAATACCAATCCTGAATACAACGGTTTGTGGGATAGAGACAAAACGATGACAGCCTACTTTGAAGCTATCATAATTACTCATGCTGTAAGACTTGCAGTGTCGCCGGAAGGTTCCGGCACTGTCAGTGGTGGCGGCGTTAAGACAGAAGGTACACAGGGTGTGATATCCGCTGTTGCCAATACTGGGTATGCATTCAGCCATTGGAGTAATGGAGACACACGGGCTGAAGCCGTAATAACATGGACGGCTGACGAGACAATCATTGCGTATTTTGTGGCGTATACGCCAAGTATGGATGAACTGCTGACCAACGCTGAGTTGGCTAATGCAACCGGCGTTGAATTGCTTGATATCGGAATGGTTGGTGAAGATGCTTTTTTAGTGTTCCTTAACAGGATAATGTGGAATAACAAGTACTATACCTCAGGTGAGCGCAGGGCACTTTCTTTTAATAAAGGATATTTATCCGGAAAATTGTTTGCTGGCAAGACATATCGCCTGACGCTGACTTTCAAAGGGAATTTGGGCTCATACCTGATAATAGCCATAGGAGATGTCACGACATTTTCATCCGGTATTCTGAATGACTTCAATGACATTGGCGGTAAGAGTGTAAATGTAGAAACATTAACAGGTGAAGACCAGTCTCTCACAATAGACATTACACCCAATCGTGTGACAACGGCTTCGGATGCTGTCATTTTTGGGACAGAAGCCCCTGGTGGGGTAATATACATTAAATCAATATCACTAAAAGAAATATAATATGGGACAGTTAGATTATACAGCGGAAGAAGTAAATGAATTACTTGGTAAAGTAAAAGTAGGTGGTGGTAATACCGGAAGTTCTAATATCGTTATCCCGATGGCGGTGTTAATGCTGACAAATGATTCTACTTCAGATGAAATCCTCGCGGCGTTTGGCGGCAAGGATGAGTACTTGTCATTTGTTCAGTCGGTTGTTAATAACAAGGATGGGGCAGTCGTAATTGTTTATGATGAAATGAGTGACCATTATACTTATAATATAGGTATGTTAATCGCGTCGTATACCGATGAGAATAATTCAAATATTCAAATGGAAGCAACAATGAGTGGAGCGATTACTACCCTTGCAGTCTATATGACCGACGGACAAGCGATTGTAAGCGGGAATCGTCAAGAACTTCTTTTGGGGGATGCACCCAACGATGGAAAAACTTATGGACAGAAGAACGGTTTATGGGCGGAAATAGAAGCTTCCAGCGATGGATCCGATAATATAATAACTATTCCCACCGGGATATTAGAACTTACTTCCGAATCAAGTTCTGATGAGGTTTTTGCGGCCTTTGGGGGTAAGAGTGTTCTCATAGACTTGTGCAAGAAAGCACAAAGTGAAGATATTATTTGTGTGATGAAAGTACCCGGACATGATACGGACATATCGGTTTTTACTCCTTTTATGCTTGCTGCCGATTATACGGATGTGAATAACGCTCTATTGGCTATGATGTTTTTAAATGGGGGAGCTATCATGACTATGCAAATATATATATCCGATGGAATAGCTTCGTTCGGCTCAGAGGATCTGCTTTTTATCACTTCTGATTCTGTTATTAATGACCTTATCACAACAAGTGAAGATTCTCCATTATCCGCATCAATGGGGAAAAAACTGAATGATGAAAAGGTAGCCAGTTCAGATGTGCGGACAATAAAGACATTGACGCAGTCTGAATATGATTCCATTTCCAAAGACAAAAAAACATTGTATATTATAACAGATACTGGAAAAATATATTTAGGCAGTATACCTATCACCGGAGTCTGATAAACAATTTATTGAAGAGGGGGGATACCTTCTGCTGCGTTGTGGTGCATTTTGTATGTGGTAGGATTGCAACGATAAATAAAATATGAATCAATGTATATTTAAAAGAGAGTAATGAACAAATACTATGCAATTTTAAAGAAGATACTCGATGTCGGCAAAGTGCAGGACAATAAAAAAGAAAGGAACAATTACCTATTGAATGAACAACTATTGTTAACTCCAGCCGATCTGTTCGATATTTTCGAGTGTCACAATATCGCCCGGAAGAAACTTAAAAATGAGTTACAGCTATTCATGCTGGGTGAACGCTGTGTGGAGAAATACCAGGAAGCTGGGATATATTGGTGGGACTATTGCGGTTCTATCTTTGTGAACAGCTATCCCACATACTTCGAAAAACTTCCGCCCCTCGTTGCCAAAATCAATAAGGAAAAACAGAACAGTAAGAATTATGTACTCGGACGTAGAGAGTACTCAGGCACCTTGCCTGAGTCTCGTGCAGTTCCAGATTGATGACGGGGAACTGGTCTTGTCCGCCTACCAGCGTAATTCCGATGCCTACCTCGGCTTATCTGCCGATATCTATCGTTTGTATCTGATGGCACACCAGATAGACTTGCCATTGAAATCCATTTGTCTCAATCTTGGGAATGTGCATATCTATGAAAATAACCTTGAAAAAACACGCTGTCTGATAACAGGAGATGAGGATGTGAAATTTGATTTGAACGTATAATGAAAAAATATTAAACTATGAAAATACCCATTACATATTACGGAGGAAACAAGCTTCCCTTTTTTAGGTGTACATCTCCACTAAGATTTATACAAAGATAGTTATTCTCTATGATTTGAGGAACTTTTAAATGCCATTTGAGAAGTGTTTGAATGGCACTGGAAAATAAATAAAAAATCGCATTTCGTTTTGTGTTAATGGCTGCTAAACCATCACAAAACGTTTTGTAGAAGTATCACGGAACGTTTTGCGGTTTATACGTCTAATCAATTAAATTACTGTAAACCAATAAAATAAGGAGGATTAAACCTCCTTATTTCAAGTACACCCTCAGGGATTCGAACCCTGGACCCACTGATTAAGAGTCAGTTGCTC